GGTAACACAATTAAACCAAAGATGCGTACTCGTATGAAGCACACAGACTTTGTAAGACATGTTCGCAACATGACTGATGTGGTGTACAAAACAATAGGTAATCAGTGTAAACAATGTTCTGGAACGGGCAGAATTACCATGAAAAGAAAAGATGGTTCTATGGGCAAAGCAAAGCGTGTTTGTAAGCCCTGTACAGGCAGGGGTATAGTTTATACTTCTACTGGAGAAGTTGCGGGATTTAAGTTAATACCCCGAACGGTTAGAGATACGGCATCAGCAGGATTCAAGACAGACAAGACAACTCTTGAGGATAGACTGTCTGAATTAGAGGGTGATGCCCACGAGTTTTGTTCAGCGTATTCACGATACAATGCGTTGCGAACATACCTTTCAACCTTTGTAGAGGGAATGAAGAACAATGTAGATGACAACAACTTCATTCATCCCGAGTTTATGCAATGTGTTACGGCTACTGGTCGCTTATCTAGTCGCAATCCAAACTTTCAAAATATGCCACGAGGTTCTACATTTGCCATACGAAAGGTTGTTGAAAGTAGGTTTGATGGTGGGTTTATACTTGAGGGTGACTATTCTCAGTTGGAGTTTAGGGTTGCAGGATTTCTTGCAAAAGATTCTCGAGTTTATCAAGATGTACTTGAGGGTACAGATGTACACAACTATACTGCATCTGTCATAGGGTGTAGCCGACAAGAAGCAAAAGCACACACCTTTAAACCTTTGTATGGGGGTGTTAGTGGCACACGCAGTCAGCAACAATACTATCAAAAGTTTAAAGAGAAGTATGAACAGGTTACGGAGTGGCACAAAGAGCTTGAAAAGCAAGCCGTAACAAATAAAGTAATTAAATTACCATCGGGAAGAGAGTATTCTTTTCCAGATGCTAGATGGACAGAGTGGGGTTCTGCAACAAACAGAACGGCTATTTGTAATTACCCCGTTCAAGGTTTTGCAACTGCTGATTTATTACCCATTGCGTTAGTAAAATTAGATAAGGCAATGAGAAATATGAAATCAAAAATTTGTAATACCGTTCACGATTCTATTGTGATTGATGTCCACCCAGACGAAAAAGATCAATGTATTCAGATACTTAAAGACTCTATGCTATGTTTACCGAGTGAGACAAAACGCAGGTATGGAGTCGAGTATGATATGCCAGTTGGCATAGAATTAAAAATAGGTAAGAATTGGCTTGACTTAGTTGAAGTTAATTTGTAGTCTCAAATTACATAAACCTTAATTATCTTAGAAAAGGAATAAAACATGGATAATAATTTACAAACGATAGACACTGAAATGAACAACATTGTTGATGCTTTCAGTGCAGACGACAACGATGCTTTAATGCAAGCATCTGGACAAAGGGGTTCAGGTGGTGATCGCAGAGAAGGATTGTCAAGACTAAATATTAATTACGACACAGAAACAGAAGATGGTAAAACTCTGACAAGAGGTGACTGGAGAATGTTTTATGATGGCGAATATATTTATACAAAAGAAGTATACTTGAGACCCATCTTGAGAACATTTGAGTGGAGTCAGTTTAACGCAGATGAAGGCATCTTTAGTTGTAAGTCTGTACAGAAGCCTAATATGACAGGTGATTTTCCTGACACAGAAGGTGGAAGTAAGTGTGGTAGATTAGTCGCAGTTGAAGAAGAGAAACTGGGCGAGGATGATCCACAAAGACTTAAATCACGTTCTGCAGTTTGCAACCAAGTTATTTACGGGATAGCAAGTGGTGACTTTGTTAAAGGCAACGGAGATAAAGTCAAAGTTGAAGGACACCCTGTTATTGCTTATTTTAAACGTTCGGGTTTCATACCTATAAGTTCGTTTATAAATGGCTTAACTAAGCAGAAAAAAATTATGCAAAAGTGTGTTATAAAAATAGGAACACAAAGACAGAAAAAGGGATCGGTTACATTTTGGACACCAGTTCCATCTTTATCTAGTGAAACTAATATCACAGATAGTGATAAGGAGTTAATGAAGAAGTTTGCAGAAACTGTAAAAGCACATAATGAAAACATTATGAACCAATACAGAGACGCAGTTAAATTGGTATCACCTGCAAAGGATGATGACCTAGCAGGCGACTTCAATGTTGCTCACGCTTAAAATACAAGACTACATGGAACGGGCAAGTAGGGGGGAAGTAAGTATCCCCCCCGAAGCCACAAAGGAGTTTTCTGATTCCTGTACAGAGTCCGTTCTTATACAACTTAACAAGACAAAAGAATACAAGATACGTATGTCAGGATTGGGCAGACCAATCTGTCAGCAACTCCTTGAACGTCAAGGTATCAAGCAAGAAACAGAATACAATCTTTTATTTAGATTTTTATTTGGAGACATTGTTGAAGCAATAGCCGTTCTTATTTTAGAACAGGCAGGGGTAGATATTGTTGCAAAACAAAAAGCAGTTAAATTAAACATAGGTGGTACAGAAGTTACGGGAACACTCGATTTAATTATAAAAGATGAATTAGGACAAGAGAAAGTTTGGGATATTAAATCAGCAAGTGATTGGGCATTTAAGTATAAATACACAGGATTTGGTGGTTACAGTAAAATAAAAGAAGATGATCCGTTTGGGTATATTATGCAAGGGCATTTATATGGTGAAGCAACAGGATTGCCGTTTGGTGGATGGATAGCAATTAATAAATCTAGTGGGGAAGTTGCAGTGGTTGAAGCACCCGATTGGCAAGATGAAGATAGAAAAGAATATTTAGAAGATGCAGAGAAAAGAATAAAGATATTAACAAGTCCTGATAAAGAGTTTGTTGTTCCCTACAAGGATACATTTGAAACCTATAGAGATAAGGGTGAAGATGTCAGGACAGGAAACAAGTTACTACCCAAGCCTTGTAATATGTGTGGGTTTAAAAAACATTGTTGGAAAGATGCAGTGTTACATGACAAGGTAACATCACGAGCAAAGAATCCACCCCAAGCGTGGTATTCAAAATTAAAGAAAAAGTCAGCATAAATGTCGGTTATATACTCACAAAATTATTTAATAGAATTGATGGAATACAATGAAAATTTGTATCACGTCTATATAGAATCCCACCGAGAAGCGGGGGGTGGTAGAGATGTCGTCTTCTTACGTCAACATGATAGAGGTATTCCCCTTACTCTTCGTGAAAACTTTTCTGAAGACGGCACTCTCACCTCTCGTACTGAACAACGGGATATAGTAAGAATAGAAAATGAATTTCAAGCAATCAGCCAAGCAATGAATTATGGAAAAATAATATGTTTGCCGATCTACCACGTAACAAAAGAACTTACTACAATAGAAAAACAATCTATAAAACTGGCAGGGTATGTAAGTAAACGAATGGAATCATTAAATTTACGGATGAAATTAAATAAATGAGAAGATCAAAATACAGATCTAATTTTGAATTAGAGTTAGCAAAAGTGTTGGCTAACAACAAAGTAAAGTTTGAATATGAATCAAAGAAATTCCTTTACGTTCCTAAAGTACGAACGTACACTCCAGACTTTTATTTACCCAACACAAATATATTTATTGAAGCAAAGGGGCATCTTGATAAAGCAGATAGAGTAAAGATGGTTCTTGTAAAAGATCAACACAAAGATTTGGATATTCGTTTTGTGTTTATGAACGCACGTAACAGAATATACAAAGGAAGTAAAACAACCTACGCTGATTGGTGTAACCGATATGATTTTGTGTGGGCAGAAAAAACAATACCTTTAGAATGGTTTAAAAATGGATAAAAAAGAAATAGAAAAAATGATGAAAGAAATGAAACTTCAAAAAGGACATTACTATATTATCCTTACAGATATAGACGAAGATAAGTTTAATATGATTGCGTACGATACAACAGGTAGGCAATACAAAGATGAATCAGATCATACCGTAGGGTCTATTACCCACGAAGGAGTGGTTGCACTACTGCGTAACAAAGGTGATGACATATTTAATTATGGTATGGGTGAACTATCTATGCAGTATTCAGGGGGAAGACTATTTAATCAAGCTCCAGATGATACGGGTCAAAACATAGAATACAAAGATAACGTAATTAAAGTTGACTTTACAAGTGAACACTGATATGAAATATAGGGATATGATAAGAGAAAAAATTAGAAAGGTAAGAGAAGAGATGGAAAACAAAGTGCCTAAGTATCTATCAGGTAAAAACGAACAGTTGGAACTTAATTTTCATAAAGATATGGAAGATATGGTGAACCATCCACCACACTACAATAAGAATGGTATTGAAACTATTGATGCTATCGAATCTGCAACAGGCGAAGGATTTGAATATTATTTACAGGGGAACATATTAAAATACTTGTGGAGATATAGATACAAAAACGGAACAGAGGATTTAAAGAAAGCACGATGGTATTTAGATAAACTAATAAAAATAACAGACAACAGAGAGGAAAATGATCATGTCAATATCAAATAGTTTACCAACATCGTATCAGCAATTTATACATAAGTCACGGTATGCAAGGTGGCTTGATGACGAGGGCAGAAGAGAGAACTGGGATGAAACTGTAAGTAGATACGTTTCTTTTATGCAAAAATCTTTAAAAGAAAAACATGATTACAATATTTCTAATGCAGATAAAAAGATGATTACAGAATACATAACTGATTTATCTGTGATGCCTTCTATGAGGGCAATGATGACGGCAGGTGAAGCACTTGAAAGAGACAACGTGTGTGGTTATAATTGTAGTTATCTTCCTGTAGATAGTCCACGTTCATTTGATGAAGCTATGTACATACTTATGTGTGGAACAGGTGTGGGGTTTTCTGTAGAACGAGAGAACATAGACAAACTGCCTGTGATTAGTGAGTGTATGCAAAAGTCTGATGTTGTTATTGTTGTAGAAGATAGTAAAGTAGGTTGGGCAAAAGCGTACAGAGAATTGGTTGCACTACTCTATTCAGGAATGATTCCATCTTGGGATGTGTCTAAGATTAGACCTGCAGGTGCAAGATTAAAGGTTATGGGGGGTAGAGCATCAGGTGCAGATCCGTTAGTTAATCTGTTTGAGTTCACTGTTCACAAATTTAAAAGAGCAAGAGGTCGCAAACTTTATTGTGTAGAGTGTCACGATATTATGTGTAAGATTGGTGAGGTTGTTGTTGTTGGTGGTGTGAGGAGATCAGCGTTGATTAGTCTATCTAATCTAGGTGATGATCAAATGAGACACGCTAAAGCAGGAGAATGGTGGAACGCAAATGGACAAAGAGCGTTAGCAAACAACTCTATTGCGTATAAAGGCAAGCCAGACATGGATACTTACATGAGAGAATGGTTAGCTTTGTACGAGTCAAAGTCTGGAGAACGGGGCATGTTTAACAGGCAGGCTGCTGACAAACAGGTTGCAAAGAATGGTAGGAGAGAAGTTGGACACATGTGGGGAACAAACCCATGTTCAGAGATTATCCTAAGACCTTACCAGTTCTGTAATCTTTCAGAGGTTGTGGTTAGACAGACAGATGATTTACAAACCTTACGTAGCAAAGTAAGAGTTGCAACAATACTGGGAACATTTCAGTCTACCTTAACAGATCTTAAATATATTCGTAAAGTTTGGAAAAACAACACAGAAGAAGAAAGATTACTTGGAGTTTCCTTGACTGGGATTATGGATCATGGTATACTGTCTAGGACAGTTGACTCTAAGGTTTGGTTACAAGAAATGAAACAAGTAGCAATAGATACAAACAAACAATATGCGAAGGCAATAGGTATTCCACAATCAACGGCAATTACTTGCGTTAAGCCTAGTGGAACAGTATCACAACTTGTAGATGCGTCTTCTGGTATTCACGCAAGACACAACGATTTTTTTATACGAACAGTTAGAGGTGATAACAAAGATCCTTTAACAGAATTTATGAAACAAGAAGGCATACCTAACGAACCTGACATTACAAAGCCAGATAGTGTAACTGTTTTTTCTTTTCCTATGCAATCTCCAAGTGGTGCAATTACTCGAACTGAAATGAGTGCAGTTGAACAACTTGAGTTGTGGAAATTGTATGCAGACTTGTGGTGTGAACACAAACCATCTGTCACTATCTCTGTAAAAGAGAAAGAGTGGATGGAAGTGGGTGCTTGGATGTACGAGAATTTTGATATAGCTTCAGGGGTTTCCTTTCTACCCTTTAGTGATCATACGTACAAACAAGCACCATATCAAGATATAAATGTTGATGAGTACAATGAGTGGAAGGAATCTGTTCCCCCGACTTTAGACTGGGATAAGTTTTCTTCGTACGAAAAAGAGGATAATACAAGTGGATCTCGAGAACTTGCGTGTACTGCAGATGCCTGTGAAGTTGTGGACTTGAGTGCATCGTAAATGATTATTGAGATACCGATTAGTGACGAACACATGATCCGTGCGAGGGAAAAGGCTTCCACGATGGGCATCCTTCAGGGAAGTATTACAGGTGGCTCTAGTAACGTTGTAGGGGCGATAGGTGAAGTGATTGTTGCTGATAGTATTAAGGCGAAAGAAATTAACACGTACGATTACGATCTAGTTAAGGAAGGTACACGGATAGATGTTAAAACAAAACGTTGCAACACAAAGCCGATGCCTAACTACGATTGTTCTGTAGCGTTACACGGAACAAAACAAGATTGTGATGCGTATGTGTTTGTTCGCATACTATGTGATTTACGTAAAGCTTGGATTCTTGGTGGGATTTCTAAAGCAAACTTTTATGATAAAGCTACTCTATATAGGAAGGGTCAGATTGATTCTGATAATGGATTTGTTTTTAAAGCGGATTGCTATAATTTGAAGATAGGTGAATTGGATTCAGTTTATGAAATTTAAAAGTAAAGTAAAAGCAAAACTGTTTTCGCTAGAAGCATACTTAAACAAAGATGGAAATGTTGAGATGAATTACGAAGCAGTTAAACCCGAAGACTTAGAAAGAGAGTTAAACTCGGGATTACCTATGTATACAGGCACGAGCCAAGTTGCATCGTTGCTTAGATATTTACGGAAGTGTGGAGATGATGTAATGAGTGGGTCACGGAATTATATTTAGTATTTAACCTTACCGCCCTTTTTCATTCCCATATCGTATCTTTTTTTATCAGTCATTGTTCCCATTGGGTTTTGCATACCTGCAGAACCAACTGTCATCTTTCTGTTCTGTTGAGCGAGTCCACCCATTTGCATAGGTTTTCTCCATGCCATTCCCCCACCGTACATTTTAGCAGGTCGTTGTCCGTTGTTATACATTTTCATTAGTTTTTCTCCTTCTCTTTACCTAATATTTTTTCTACCCAATCTGGTACTAAAAAATCAAAATCTTCACCACTCCTTAAAAATTCTGTAGCTACAAAATCAATAACTAAAGTTTGAAATTTTTTTAATTCTACTCCACTTAATTTTTCTGGATACTCTATCATTTTTTTCATTAAACGAGCCGCATCTTTATTTCCCCCCGCTAACTGCAACAATTCTATACCTGCGTTTGATGCTAACCTAACAGCAATTTCTGCAGCAACATAAGTGGGGCTAACCATTCCTCTTGCAAGGTTAAAAGCTCTACTTATTATTTCATTTGTGCTTATTGGTCTGACTACCCCCGTAATCGAATCAAGATCTTGTAAAGATTCCTGTTCCTTTTTAATTAAATTTATAGTATTTTCAAGAAATTGTGTATGCTCTTCACCTAAAATTTCATTAAATATAGGTCTCATATTTTTGTCTGTTATGTCGGCAAATAATAAATCGGGTTCTTCTATACCATATACTGGGGATGAATCTCCTCTAAAATTTTTAAGTGCTTTACCCGAAGCAGGGGTAAGATTTCCTCTTCCCATTATCCCTTTAATAAAAAGATATTTTATAGCTTCATCCCACTCTTTATCAGATATAGATATTTTACCTTTAAAAGCGGGATCAAGACCTTTTGTTACTAGGTTTTTTAAACCAAGATACCCTTCTAAACTACCATTTACAACGTAATCTCTGTACCAATTTTCAGGTTTTCCTTTATACCCTGTTATATTATATATTTGTTCAAGAACGTCATTTCTTCTTTTTGATAAAATAGTTGCTTCTTTTGTTTGCAACGATTTCATTTTGTCACCAATTCTATCTTTAACCAACGTATAATTTCTTTGAGCTTTCGGGTATTTTTCAAGATGTCTTACAATGTCTTTTTGTTCTTCAATTAAATTTGTAAAATTAATTAACGGCATTTCTTTAATTTTACCATTTTCTAACACTTTAACTTTTGTTACATCTTGCAATTCTTTTAGTTTATTTATATCCAATCGTGAAAAATCGTATCCCCCACCTTGAGTTAATTTTATTACAGACCCACTTCCTTTTGCAAATTGAATACGAGGAGCTTTGTCTATATCACTATACAATTCTATAAACTTTCTACCCCATCTATCACCAAAATGTGTTTCAAGTGCATTTTTAAAAGCATCCCATTTATCTTTTCCTTGAGGGGTGTCTAAATTAAACAAATGAACTTTACTATTTTCTCCTGTACCAAATTCAGAAAATTGTCTATAAAATTCAGAAAATTCATTTTTAAAATTATCTCTATCAGTAGCAGTTCCTGATTTTGCTAAATACTTTTCCAATTTTGGAACTAAAGTTTGTATTAATTCACTTGGAGTTCCACTTTTATAAACATTAGACCAAAGTATATTAGTACCTTCTTTTGTAGTTTCAGTCACTCTTCCTGTTTTAGATTTAAAATATTTATTTAAAATACCGTCACCATCAATCCTGTCATACACTTCTTTTTTATATTCTAAATTTGCTTCTTTCCATCTTGCGTGAAAATTCGGTACACTTTCTTGAATTAACTTGTCTATGCTACTTGCTTTATTTTTAAACATATTTGCAAAAGTATCCGTTTGTCCTTTGCGTTTAAAACCTGCAGCATCAAGCCTAAACCCATAATCTCGAAAAGCAGTGTATAAATCTTGAACTTCACTAAACAACGCTTTAAATGGTTTTAGTTTTCCTTTTTCTTGCCAATATAAAGCAATATCCATATAATCTAAATTTTCTCTTTTATCTATATAATGTTTACTTTTTGGATTTGATGCCATATCCATAAGTTTATTAAGAGTCTTAGGAAATGTTGCTCGTAAAGTTCGTCTAGCCATTCTGTCTAAAGCAGCATGTAATCTTTTGTTTAAAGATGAATTGTAAAAATCACTTTCTTTACTAAAAAATGCTTTAAAATCCGTACTATTAAGAGGGTCTTGAACTTCTTTAAGTTCCCACATTAAATCAGAAACATCAACATATTTTTTATTTTTCATCAACTCTTTATCAAGAGGGCTGTATTTTGCTCTTCCACGTGCATAAAAAGAATTAATGTGGTTGTCAAATATTTGTTCTAATAATAAGTTATTAGCGTCACTTTTTACGGCATCTGATATATACTTTTCATTTATTACTTTAGCTTTTGTTTTAAGATGACCATAAATTTCATTTGCTACTTGTTCAGCAGCACTGGCTTCGTCAGAAGCTTCACCTATTTCAATTTTTGCTTCAATTCTCCCCCTCCACAACGTATCAAGAACATCTTTGTTTATTGTTTTATCCTGATCTACATATAAATGTTCAAGAACTTGTTTCATGTTATCGTTTAATTTTTTAGTATCATCTGCTAATTTTTCAGTATTTAAATCATACATTTTTTGATATTTATTAACTAGTTTTTCTATAAGTCTAGGATCAGCTATATCTGTTCTTCCCCCTACTTTAAATTTTAATTCAGATATAGCTCTCGCTAACAGTTCGTTTTCAAGTTTAGCTGCTTCTTTTATTTGCATCAAATCTTCCATTTTTTCTAAACTTTTAAGATCTCCTAAATGTATACCGTGTCCTGTCATACTATACGCACTTTGTAACCAAACCATACCTGAAGATTGAGCAAATGGTGCTTTAACTAATCTACTTATTAATTCTTGTTCTTGTTTAGGGAACATTGCAATAACATCATCTTCTAATCTTATATGGTCTTTTAACCCTGAAAGAACTTGTTCTGCTCGATCTCGTGGAAGTACAGAAGCAAGTTGAAATAAATATTCTGCACCTCTTTTTTCTTTAAAAGTAAGCCCCCTACCATTCCGTGACGCTTTTACAATATTATCTAATTCTTTTAAATCTTTACTTCTAAATATATCGTCAGTAAGTTTTGAGACAATTGTCCAATCTAACATTGCATCTTTTAAATTACCAGTTTGGCTAATAGCCCACCTTGCAGGCATTGTAGGAATATCCCCCAGTCTAAGTCCTGCTTCACCTGTAAACCATTTTTTAGGATTAAATTTAATTAAACCTGCCAAATGAATCATAGAACCCACAGCTTGAGCCGTGTAAAAATCTGCGTCTCCCCAATTGTGAAATGCCTGAACTGCCGCCATTTGAGTTAAAGACGCAGGAAGAGCTATTTTTAAAGATTCATTAAATATTGGTTTAGTTCTTCTAAACGCTATATTCCTAATTACTTTACCCCTAAGAGAAGAATAGTCATTTTTTAATTTTATGTATTCAATATTTTTTGTGTAATCTTTTCCTTGTCTTGATAAGCCCGTCTTTAAATCAGTAAGTTCTTGGCTCATATTTTTTAATCCTGCAGTCATGTGGTTAAATTGTTTTTCTGCTACGTTCATACCTATTGCTGTTTGAAGCATTTTTTCATTAAAATCACCAATTAAACCATCTTTTCTCATCACTCTTGCAGCTTCCAAAGTTCCCATTCCCGCAAACTTAAATTCTCCTGCTTTCCATTGTTCTGCTTTTACCTTATTAATTTTCGTTTCAAAATTTGTAAGATTTTTTTGATAATTTCTAATTCTTATTTTTGATATACTATATATACCCCCACTATTTTCAAGAGCTATTAATAAAAATTGTTTTAGCCCTGAAAGTTGACTAAGTGATTCATTTAAAAAAGTTGCAGCTTCTCCGTCATTTACAATACCTCTTTTTCGTATTTCTGTAGTAGCAGGCTGATTACCAACAGCAGGAACAACTTCTTTTACCGAAGTTATACGATCATATGTGTCTTGATCTATTTTCCTATTATCCAACATTTTTTTTAATTCACTATGGATTACACTATTTATATTATTGGATAAATAAAATGTATCTGTTCCACCAATAGCAGATCTCCAACTTTCTACAAGTTCTTCTCTAAACTTTTCGTCAGTATCCCAATTTTTAACTACAGCACCCCAATAGCCCAATGTTGGGTGATCATCTCTTCCTTTAAATAAAGATGTGGTTGCTGATGCAACTATAGACCCGATTAATGGGGGTATATCCGAAATTCCTCTTACAATTTCATTACCCGTTTCAATTGCATTATCCCAAAATTCTCCCGTAGTTATTTTATCCATGAGAATAGTATGTACTAAAAGTCTGTCATCGCTAGTAAGATCTTTATCTTTCATGCCTATATTTTTTACAAGTCTATAAAGTTCTTTTCTTCCTTCAAAATAAACCTTTTGTTTATCCCACAATGCAAAGTCACTTTCTTGCTCAGCCATTGTTACAGCTTTTTCTGTTGGAGCAAAAGTTTCTCCTCTAGCAAAAGGTATCTTATACTCGGCATTAGTTTGTCTAGCTCCATTAACTGTAGTTAATGAATTATTAATAATTTCTTTTGCTTGTTCTTTATCGATATCTTCGTATATTCCAGAAGTATCATTTAAAATTGCATGAGCTGTTTTAGTTCCTTCCCATTCATCAGGAGTTAGTTCTGGAATAGAAGAAGCTGTAGCATTGTTTTGTATAAGGGTTTCAAGATCATTTGCAGTAAAAGGTCTGTTTTGTTCAGCCACACTTATTTCAGCTTGGTTAAGCATTTCTGTAGTATACAAGCCTGCTTTTTTATCTTCCCCTGCTATTATACCTTTAGGAGTTTTAGCAGTAAAAAAATCAGAACCTGTATATTGTTGTTCTCTGTGGTCAGTATAATATTTTGAAGAAGGTCGTAAAATACGTTTTGTAACTGTTGCTTCGTCAGCAACGTACTTAACGTTTTTATCTGATTTTATTTTAGAATCTTCTTCAGGCGGCACGGCTAAATCAACACCCCTGTTATCAACTTGTTCAGTAGTATCTGTTTTTTGATTTACATTTTTTTCAACTGCTTCTTCTTTTTCTTGAATAGGCATGTTATCAAATTCAGTTGGATCTACTAATTGTGTTTGTTGTTCTGCCATGCTAGTTATACTCCTGTTCCAAATTTATCTGGGTGAATAGGATTATTAAAGGTTTTCAAGTTTTTTCGGTCTATCATAAAGGGTCTTCCGTCAGGTGTTTTTTTCGTGGGATGGTCAAAATATCTTGGATAAGTTTTATTGTTTTCTTCAAATGTCTCGTTTTTGTTTAAAACAGAAGAACCCTTTTCATCACCTGTATCTAGTGCTTGTGCTTTATCATATAATACATTTAATTTATTATTTGCCATAAGTAGTTTTACTTGTCTGGGTGAAAAAAAACTTCCTTCAGCGTCAACAAGAATGTCGTTTACCATCTCTATTCGGTTAAAAGCTTTATCAAAATCTGATTTTACTTGGTTTAATGCTGCCATTCTGCCTGCCCTAGATGAAAAAAGTTTTGACTCTCCAAGCCTTCTAAGTTGAACTTCAAAATCTTGGTTGGATAATCTACCTGATGGATCAACGGCTCTTGCCATATCTGCTGCAAGAATAATTGCTAGAGATTGCATTTGTGATATACGGGATGCTTCAGCTAATTTACTATCAAAAAACCCCTCAAAAAGTCCTTCTCCTTGTAATTTTCTTATTACTTTTTGTAAACTTTCTTTGTTTGTTTTTTTGTGAATACTCCCTTTATTAAATATACCATCTGCTATTTGTTCTATAGTACCTGTTTTTCCACCAAAATCTGTAAGAAATTTTAATAGCCCTTCCCCTATGCCAGAAGAAGTCACATTTTTCGCAACTAAATCCATCAACTTTTTTAAACGAGTTTTTGTATTGGTAAGTGCTAAATATTTTTTATTAAAGTCTGGAAGAGTAGTTCCAATATATTTATCTAAAATTTTAGATTTTATATATTTAAAATCTGGTTTTTCTGCACCGGGCATTTCTTTAACATCAAAATTATCTTGATCATCTAACACCATTAAAGGTGCTAACGCCCTCATAGCTTCTCCCTTATCAAAAAATTTACTTTTAACAATTTCTCCATCTGACGTTGTAACTGTTTTTTCAATTGTAAAGTTTTCGTCTACGTAGTTCAAAACTTTAGTAGCTTCAAGTATTTTCATTTCACTTATATCAATATCTCCCCCTAAAGTTCTTAAATTAATAGCGTGAAATAATGAAGGATAAGCATTTCTTACATCTGTATATCTAAATTGTTCTGGTGCATCAACTCCCGTTGTGTCGTCTACATCTATACCACCCCCTATAATTTCTAGTTGGGGCATCCTTCCTTTATCAAACCCTCTTCCAATTTGATTTCTATATTTTTTTATAAATAAAGTAGCACCCTTTGCATCGGCAGTTTCACCATTCATTTTTGCTAAAGATAATAAAGATAACCAATTTTGTTTATTGTGAAATTTAAAAATAGCAGAACTTTTATCTTGGTTATATAATAAAACACTTTGTTCTTTATCCCAATTATATTCTACAACTGGCTCACTTGATTTTTCTTTATTTTTACTTTTACTTTCAACATTATTTATAGAACCACTAATTGCGTTCATGTCATTAGCAACTGAATTTTTTTCATTATCTTCTTTTATGGTTTCTTGCTTAATTAAATCTCCAAAAATGTTGTGTAAATTTATATATTGAGTTTTTAAATCAGGTGCGTTCCACTTTCCAGAAGTAATTAAGTCTTTATCTTGTACATTACTCAACGCTCCGTTGCGAATATCAAAATGACTTCTATTATATAAACTCCAAAACCTATTTCTGTAATTACTGTTTTTTTCATCTTGTAAAAACGTGTTAAGAACTGTAGCACGTTTCGTATCCGCTCCTACCCAATTATTCATAGCAGACATAAACATTTCACCTCGTCTTCTGGATGTAGTTGACCTGTGGTTAAACCCATCTGGTTGTAAAATTTTATATGCTCCAAAATCCCAATATTTTAAATCATCGTCTGCTTCAGAAAGTGCTGTGTTTAATTCCCCTATGTCAAGACTTAATCTGTCTCCCGGTGAACCAATTAAATCAATACGACCTCTTTTATCCATTTTTGATTTTGCATCTTTTAACATCTCACCTAATGCTTTAGGAACAGATCCTTTTCCTTTCGCACTTACTTCAGCGTGTTTTTGAAAAAGAAAATCTTCTAAGTTTGCAAGACGTTGATCGTCAGCCCCTCGTGCTTCAATCTCTCGTTCAATGTTTTTTGTAAAACCGCCGACAAGTCCTTTTGCAAATGCTAATCCAAAACTCATATCTCTTCTTCCTCTGTTTCTTCTGTTGGTGGGTTCATGTTTAAAAAGTTTTCTTCATCTTCTGGTTGGGGTTCATTTCCTTCCCGTATTGACTGATTAACACTTTCTCTTATGTATTCAAACATACGTGGGTTGTTTGTTTTAATCATTCTAAAAAATGTTTTATCATCCATAACACCTTCTTGCCCTGCATCGTTGTTTTCAAACATACGATAAGGTATAGAATTTTGTTCAGCCATGTCAGCGATAACTATTGCTAAAGGGGCTTTTATAAGTAACCCTACATCTGGAGTAAACTTACCTTCTTGAAATCCTTGAAATATATACCCTTCTACCATTGTTTCAACGGACACTCCTGCAAAAAGTAATTTTTGCATTTCCTGTTGGGTTTTTTTATTTTTTAATCCTTTTATGGCTTTTTCTAAAACTATCTCTGGGTCAACATCTTGCGGTGGTTTTCCCCACGCCCACTTAGAATTATCTTCTGTTAAAGAATGTCCGGGAGGTGCTACAGCAAAATCGTCTTTTGCTTCAATAGAACCAACTGGTGCATCCTGTTCTTCTATTTCCATTTCCATTTCTTCTGCCATACTTTATCCTAACTTGTTGCCGTTGTTGGTCTTTTGGCTATGCCTTTTACGTTTGTTGTTCCAAGCCCAACAGTTTGACTCCCACCTCTTATATTTGGGGCTACAGCAAATTGACTTAATAAGTTGTTCATTTGTACGTTTTTACCTGTCGCTGTTAAATTTGCAAAAGCTGATCGAACATCGGGATTTGCATAAGTAGGGTTTCCAGTTGCTTGAGATGTTTGCAAAGAAGTTCCACTTCCTCCTCTAGTTAATTGTTTAATAGAACGAGTTCCTCTATGTTTTGCACCTTGTATTGCAGGCATTTTTTTGTAACCTTGAGGACCTTTAGCCCCACTTAAAACAGAATATGCAGTTGCACCCTTTTTTATAAAACCAAACACATCGTCTACAAGTTGATCTCCTGCAGAATATTCCGTCTGATCAAAATCAGCATAATCATCAACGTACCCCAACGCTTCTCCTACCCAATCAACCGTAGGATCAACCCACGAAGTTAATGATTCCCAAAGATCCATATTCTTATTCCTTTATTATTATTATGCGTTTGCAGCCCAAGTTGCCAACCAATTTCCAACCCCTAAACCAATACTGTCTTTCTGCTCTTTATCGTAAACTTCTTTGCTATTTGCAAACTCCATTGCCATGATGCCTACCTCGTGTTGTCTTTGCAAGTTAGACTCTCCCTTTGAAACGTTCCACTGTGCATTATCTCTGTATTTTTGCCACAATTGATTTAAAGCAGTTTGCGTAATGTTAAGTTGATTTTGAACGTTAATTCTATTTGTTTCGTTTTGTAATGCTGTATCAGCAGTGTTAATTTGTCTTCTCCATTGCACGTTTGACTGATCTATTGCAAACCCCATGTTAGCGTTAAATTTTTCTCGTGCATCTCTCATAGAAGAATTAAATTGATTCATTGCGTTAGATTCATTTGTATTAAATTGAGCCGTAGCAACTTGTCTGTTGGCGTTGGCTGTTTCAACTTGAGAACCTAATTCTGCAAAAAATTCTTGAACTTGTGCATCATTTTTTGCGTTAAATTCTCTACGTGCATTTTCTTCAGCAGTATCTTTAAATAATGCTTGAGTTAATGCACTGTAATTTAATTCACTATTTTTTTGTTTTGCAGACAAATTAGCAGTATCTACGGATAGTAAAGTTTGTGCGTTTGTAACTGCCCCCTGAAGTCGTGCTGACAGATTTGCTTTATCCATTGCTGCATAAGTAGCGGCGTTAGTTAGAACCGCTTGTTGTTTGTTATTTAAATTTTGTAATTGGATTGCAGCGTATTTATTCGCATCTTGGGCTGCAATAGGAATACCTGATTCCATAATTGCTTGAGTAATGGCCGCAGAAGCCATGCTCGATGCACCCAACCCTCTTGCTTGCATAATTGATGATACTTTTCGTACAGCAGGTGATGCCCACGCAGGTAATTCTTCACCTTCTTTAATAGATGTAAACAACTCTCCTAATTGAAATTTTACTGTTGCTCGTTGATCTAATTCTGCTTGTGCAGGATCTATAACAGCTTTGTCACTTACTGTACCTTGTGGAATATTTGATATGACACCTTTTGGATCGTCTATTTGTTGAGCAGTAGTTTGTGTTAAATTAGGAACATTTCTTTCAACTCCCGTAATTTCCCCAGTTCCTTCTGTTGCAACAGGTTTAGCTATTGTAGGTGCAACTATGGGAATTGCTCCGGGTGTTGTTATTGTTCCTTGTACCTGAGAAGGTTCTTTTGCTTGAATTTCTTCAGGTTTAACTGTGGGTAATACAGGTTCAACTTTAGGCATTACCCCTTGTTCACCCCCTGCAAGTTTACCTACTTCTTCTTTAAGTTGATCTTCTGTAAGTATAGTAGCCACTATTTAGCTCCAATCAATATTTTATCTAATTTATCTTCAAGTCTTTTTATTGCATCCATCAAATCGTGCATGTCATCCTTCACATCATCTTTACGTGCATACTCTTCACGTGTTTTGTTTAACAATATTTGTATTCGTTTTACCTCTTGAAACATCTTGTTGAACGCCCAACCAAATGGAACAACAACCATTGT